TGCAGGGGAGTACTTCGTGGCAAAAACTCCCCAAATGAAAATTTGAAATTGCTTCAAGGAGTGGATTTAATGCAGATTGAACTATTCAACATTGATGAAATTATTCCTTATGAAAATAATCCAAGAAAGAATGAAGAAGCTGTTGTTCCAGTAGCCGAAAGTATTAAAGAATTTGGTTTCAAAGTTCCTATTATCATTGATAAAGACAATGTAATAGTAGCAGGACATACGAGATATAAGGCAGCTAAAAAATTAAAGCTAAAATCAGTACCATGCATTAAGGCTGATGATCTAAATGAAGAACAAATTAGAGCGTTTAGGTTAGCTGATAATAAAACTGGTGAAATTGCTGAATGGGATTATAATATTTTAAATTTTGAAATGGAAAACATATCAGATATTGATATGTCTTTATTTCATTTTGAGATTGAAGATATAGAAGATAATTTCAATACTGATTTTGAATTGCCTAATGAAGATAAACCGCAAACAAGAACTATTACTCTTTCGTTAGCAGAGGAACAATATCAAATATGTATGAATTGTATTGATTATATGCAAGATAACAACTTGATAGAACATACCTTTGATAATGCTAATAAAAAAAGTAATTCATTATTTGAGGTGATTTATCAATGGGCAGAGCAAAAGACATTGTTGTAAAAGTAATACCTAGCAAAATAGCTAATAATTTCATTAAGAAACATCATTATTCAGGTAAAGTAGTCAACAACAGTAAATTACATTTTGGTGTATTCTTAGATAATAAATTACATGGTGTTATGAGTTATGGAAGCAGCTTAGATAAATCCAAAATAATTGGTTTAGTAAAAGGCACTAAATGGAATGAGTTTTTAGAACTTAATAGAATGGCTTTTGATGATGTACTACCTAGAAATAGTGAAAGTAGGGCAATAAGTCAAAGTATTAAGTTAATAAAGAAAAATGCACCTCATATTAAATGGATCATTAGCTTTGCTGATGGTTGTCAATGTGGAGATGGCACGATATATAGGGCAAGTAATTTTGTATTAACTGCAATAAAATCAAACGAAGCATTATTTAGACTACCTAGTGGAGAAGTAATACATCAATTAACTTTGCAAAGTAGTCCTAAACAACCTAGACCAGAATTAGGAGGTAAATGCTTATATGATGTTAGTGGCGGTACATATTCAATAAAAAAATGGATTGAATTAAGTGGTGCTGAAAGAATTAAAGGTTATCAATTAAGATATTTATATTTTATAGATAAATCTTATCAAAAAAAATTAACAGTACCAATAATACCATTTAGCAAAATAAATGAAATAGGTGCTGGAATGTATAAAGGACAAAAAAGATAAAAAAGATATCACAAGCCTTTCTTTTTTTGGTTATTAGTAGTATCACTGATACAGAAAGGAAGGAAAGAAAAGAATGTTAAATCAAACAGTATTAGTTGGAAGATTGGTAGAAAGACCAATTATTGAAGAAACTGAAAATGGGAAAGAAATAGCTATAGTTAAATTAGCAGTTCCCAGGAGTTTTAAGAATAGTGAAGGAGAATATGAAACAGACTTTATACCTTGCATTTTATGGAATGGTGTAGCCAAAACAACCTGTGAATATTGTCGTAGAGGTGATCTAATAGGAATTAAAGGAAGATTACAATGCACTACTAATAAAGTAAAAGTTGTAGCTGAAAAAGTAACATATTTATCAAGCAAACAAACCTCAGAAGCCTAAAAAGGCTTTTTTAATTTATACATGAAAGAAGGTGATAACGTGGCTAGGCCAAGACAGCCTATTGAACTTATTGAAGCTAAAGGTAAAAAACATCTAACAAAAGCCGAAATTGAAGCAAGAAAAAATTCAGAGCTAAAAGTCGATTTAAAAAATGTTTGTATTCCTGATTATTTACCAGCCAAATTACAAAAAGAGTTTGAAGAAATAGCTTCTAAACTTCTCTATGTTGGTGTTATGACTGAACTTGATGAAGATTGCCTTGCACGTTATCTACTTTCAAAACAAAGTTATCTTAAATATACAAGTATGCTTAATAAAGCAACTCAACAAAATAGGATAATTGAGATGGAAAAGTTAATGACTATGCAAGATAAAGCATTTAAGCAATGTCGGGCGTGTGCTAATGATTTAGGTTTAACAATAGCTTCTAGATGTAAACTGGTAATGCCTGAAACAAAAGAACCACCTAAAGAAAATAAATTTGCTAAGTTTGGTGGTTAGGATGTCTAAAGTAGATAGAGTTACTGAATATGCAGAAAGAGTTGTTAATGGTGAAATAATATGTGGTCATCTTCATTATCTTGCTTGTAAAAGACATATAAATGATTTACAAAGACAAAATACAGAAGATTTTCCTTACTATTGGGATATTAAAGCAAGTGAAAGAATACTTGAATATGCTGAAACATTAACAATAGCAGAAGGTGGAATACCTAGACCAGTTAAATTAATTGGTTCACAAATATTTGATATTGGTTGTAGGTTTGGATGGAAAAAGAAAAATGGTTTTAGAAAGTTCAGAAGAAGTTATAAATCCGAAGCTCGTCAAAATGGTAAAACTTTTGAGAATGGTATTATTGGAACTTATATAGGTAATTTTAGTGGTTATAATTATGGTAAATTATTTACGGTTGCCACTAAAAAAAGACAAGCTAGATTAGCATGGGAAGAAATGGCCAAATTCATACAAGTTGATGAAGATTTACAAGAAATGTTTGAAGTAAAAGATTATAAATCAACAATCATTTGTAACTTAACTAATTCAACTATTGAGGCTTTATCTAAAGAGGCTGGTTTAGATGATGGTTTTAGATCTATATTTAGTTCAATAGATGAAATTCACCAACATAAAGATAATAGAATTTATAAAGCAATTTATAATGGTACTGGTGCATTAGATGAAACTTTAGTAAGTATGATTACTACAAGAGGATTTGATATAAGTCCTGAAAGTTTTAGTTATGAAATGGATAACTATGCAGTAAGAGTTCTTGAAGGTACTGTAACTGCAGAAGATTTCTTTGTAGATATATATGCACTTGATAAAGATGATGATATGTGGGATGAAAGCAATTGGATTAAAGCTAATCCTTATTTAGCAAGTACTGAAAAAGGACTTGAAACTTTAAGACAGGATGCACAAACTGCTAGAGATATGGGCGGTAGTGATTTAAGAGATTTTATCACTAAACGTTTAAATAAATGGGCAAGGGATGAAGATACTCAATTCATTGATTTAGAAAAATGGAAGGAATGTGAATCAACAAAAACTCTTGAAGATTTTAGAGGTGAACCTTGTTATTGTGGAATAGACTTATCAAGCGGTGGAGATTTAACAAGTATTGCTTTAGAATTTCATAAAGATGATAAGTTTTATTTATACTCACATTCATTTATGCCTAAAGGAAGATTACAAGAGCATATAGAAAGTGATATTGCACCTTATGATATATGGGTAAGTAATGAATTATTAACTGTTACTGGTGGAGTAAATGAGTATAAGAATGATTATAAATTTATTATTGCTCATTTAAAGAAAATAATAGAAGAATATCAGTTAAATATTAAAGCCATTGGTTATGATCCTCATAATGCCGATGGTTTTTTAAGTGATTTAGAAGAGTTGGGTATTCCATTACTGGAAGTTACTCAAAGTGCTAAATTCCTAAATGATGCAACAGTAGACATGCAATTGAATGTTAAATCTGGAGTAATTGAATATAACAAATTTAATGAATTGCTATCATGGAGTTTTAGCAATGCTAAAGTAGTTGCTAATTCATTTGGCGAAATAAAAGTTGATAAAGAACCTAAAGCAAGAACTAAAAGAATAGATCCAGTTGATGCTTGTATAGATGCTCATGTTGCTTACATGAAATTTAAAGAAGATATAAATCTAGATGCAGAAATGGAAAGTTATTTAGAAGCTATGGGTTGGAATTAGAAAGGCAGGTGAGAAAATGAAAATATTTAATAAATGGGAAATACAAAAAGTTAAAAATAGTACTGGTTCAGATATAAGCGAATGGCTTAAACTAGCTGATTTTTTAGGTATTGATAAAAATATGGATAAGGATGCACGATCAGAAGCTACATATTTTGCTTGTTTAAAAATATTGAGTGAAGCAGTCGGTAAACTTCCATTGAAACTATTACAAAAGACTAAAAAAGATGGAGTAATAGAAGCTACTAAACATCCTTTATACAATATTGTAAGGAATAGGCCTAATAGGTTTATGACTTCAACAACATTTTGGAGTACCAATGAATATTATAGAGATCATGATGGTAATGCAGTTTCTATGATAGTTGGTTATGGAGCAAATATGCAGTTAATACCACTAGATTATTCAAAGTTAGAAATTTGGTATGATGATGGAAAATTATTAAGTGAAATTCCTGATGTTTGGTATTTATATAATGCTGGTGAAAAGTATTACAAATTATCAAGTGAACAAGTATTGCACTTCAAAACTTCAATAACTGAAAATGGAATTAAAGGTTTAAGTGTTAGAGAAATATTAAAATCAACAATCGAAGGTAATAAAAAAGCTCAAAAAATGCAAAATGCTTTATATGATACTGGTTTTACTGCAAAAGCAGTTGTTCAATATACTGGTAGTTTAAATGATGATAATGTAAAGAAATTTCTTCAAAACATAGAAAACTATGCTAAAGGAAATGTTGATGCTGGAAAAGGATTAGTTCCAATTCCACTAGGTTCAACATTAACACCATTAAATACTAAATTAGCAGATAATGAGTTCCTAGAATTAAAGAAGTATAGTGCTTTACAAATTGCTGCAGCATTTGGTATTAAACCAGTACAAATAAATGATTATTCTAAGTCAAGTTATGCTTCTAGTGAAAATCAAAACTTGGCTTTTTTAGTTGATACATTGCTATTTATCTTAAAACAATATGAAGAAGAATTAAATTACAAATTGTTAAGTGATAAAGAGATAAAACAAGGTTATTTCTTTAAGTTTAATACTGGAATGTTATTAAGAGCAGATATGAAAACTCAAATAGAAAGTATTACTAAAGCAATAAGCAATGGACTATATACTCCAAATGAAGGTAGAGCATATTTAGATTTAGAAGCTAAAGATGGTGGAGATAGTCTAATAGTTAATGGCTCTATGATAAGAGTTGAACAAGTAGGTTCACAATATGGAGCAAATAATAATAGTTCTAACGGTTCTACTGAACCTTTAGATAAAGATCCAAATGGTGAAGGAGGTGATGAATAATGGAAAAGAAAAAAAAGAAATTTTATGAGTTCAAAAACATAACTTCATCAGAGGCCGATTTGTTCATTTATGGTGAAATAGTTCAAGATGATATTGATTGGTGGACTGGAGAAAAAGATACAAATCTTGTGGGATTACAAAGTTTTAAAGAAGAACTTGATAATATCGGAAATGTTCAAACTTTAAATATGTATATCAATTCACCTGGTGGAGATGTGTTTACTGCTTCGACAATGATTAGCATGTTGAAAAGAGTTAAAGACAAAGGAACTACTATTAATGCTTATGTAGATGGATTAAGTGCAAGTGCTGCTTCATTTTTAATGATGGTTGCAGATGATGTTAAACTTTATAAAAACTCTACAGTAATGATACATAAACCTATGTCATGGGCTGTTGGAAATGCTAATGATATGCAAAAAACTATTGATGCTTTAAATAAAATTGAAGAATCAGTAATGATACCTATGTATATGGACAAATCAAAAGTTAGTGAAGAAGAGATACAATCACTTATTGATGCTGAATCTTGGTTAAGTGCTAAAGACATGGATAAATATTTCAATGTTACTTTACTAGATGAAGAAAAGGTAGCAGTAGCAAGTATATCTAGTAATTTGTTCAAAAATTACAAAAATGTACCTGATTTTATTAAAAATTCACTAAAAACAGTGCAAAATGAGGAAAAAACCGAAGAAAATGCACAAAAAAATGAAGAAATAGTGCAAAATGAACCAGTTAAAGAGGAAAAACCTCTTGAAAATGGCGAAAATGAACCTATTTCAACAGAAAACCAATCAAAAGAAGAAGAAATAAAGGCTAGATTAAGACTAGTCAATATCTCATTAAAATTAAAAGAAAAAAATGAAAGAGAGGATGATTAATTATGAATAAGAAAATGAGAGAAATTAAAGCACAAATTGAAGTGTTAAAAGATGAAGCAACAAAATTATTTGAAGCAAAAGATTTAGATGGTGCTGAAAAGAATTTAGCAGCTATTGAAGATTTAGAAAGAGAATATAAACTTGCTGAAAAATTATTTCAAGGTGAAAAAGAAGAAGTAACTGATGAAGTAGTTAATAAAGCAAAATCAGTAAATAAAGTAAAAGCATTTGCTGATAATATTAGAAATATTAGTAATTCAATGAATGAAGGAACTGGAACTGATGGTGGTTATACAGTACCAGAAGATGTTTCTACTGATATTGAAAAATTAAGAGAAGCTAAATTCTCACTTGAACAATTAGTTAGTGTAGAATCAGTTTCAACTATGAGTGGTAAAAGAACTTATAAAAAGAGAAGTTCACAAACTGGATTTAGTAAAGTAGGAGAAGGATCTAAAATTGGTGCAAAAGCAACTCCAAAATATGATAGATATGAATATTCTATTGATAAATATGCTGGTATTCTACCTGTAACAAATGAATTATTTGAAGATACTGATGCTAATATCTATAGTGAATTAACTGAATGGATAGCAGATGAAAGTCGTGTTACAAGAAATAAATTAATTCTTGAACAAATTAATACTAAAGCTAAAGCTAAAATAAATGGATTAGATGGTATTAAAGAAGCATTAAATGTAACTTTAGGTCAAGCATTTAAACCAACTTCTGTAATCGTTACTAATGATAATGGTTTACAATATCTTGATACATTAAAAGATAAAGATGGTAATTATATTTTAAGTGCTAGTCCAGCAGATCCTATGAAAATGGTTTTAACTGCTGGAGCAACTACTATTCCAGTAAAAGTTATACCAAATGCTGATTTAGCAAATGAAAATGTATATACTGCTTCAACAGATGAAGCAGTAGTATCAGGAAAGAAATATTATACAAGAAGTGGTGATGCTGGTTCTTATGTATATACAGAAGTTGCAAGTCCAACTGGAAAACCATCAAATTCAAGTTATTATGAAATAACTGCAGTACAATATCCAGTTATTATTGGAGATTTAAAGGAAGGTATTAGATTATTTGATAGAAAGAAATTGAATATCATGACTTCAAATACTGCTACAGCAGGAGAATTAAATGCATTTGATGAAGATTTAACTTTATTCAGAGCAATTGAACGTGAAGATGTAGTTGTAAGGGATGCAGATGCATTTGTTAATGGTTATATTGAAATTTCAACAGTAGCTTCTGCTTAATAGGAGGTGTTATAAATGCCTACAATAGATGAAATCAAAGACTATTTAGGAATTGATTATGATGATGATGTTTCAAATAGAAACATTAAAAAATATATGAGTGTCGCAGATAGTTGGTTAAAAGGTGCTATTGGAGAAAATTATCCTAAAAATGATGAAAGAGCTAAACAATTAGCTCTTTTTGTCATTGAGGATTTATATGATAGAGGTTCATATTCTGTAAAAGAAAATAGTAATATTGAAAAATTGAAAAATGACTTTGTAATGCAACTTCAATGTGAAGGTAGAAAGTAATGGCTAGTTATAATAGACCAATACTAATCCAAAAATTAGATGTAGATACTGAAAAATGGAGTGATTATTATTCTACTCATGCAAATATTAATAAAGCAAGTGGTAAAGAATATTTTAATGCTTCATCAAATATAAGTAGTTCTACATACAATTTTAAAGTTAGATATTGTGAAAAATTAAAAGAAGTATTATTTAATACTGAAATATATAGAGTTGTTTATGAAAGTCGCTGCTATGATATTAAAAATATTGATAGATATGGTGAAAGCACAAATGAATTAACTATTATAGGTGATTATAATGGCAAGACTTACACACCTTGATAGATTAAGTAAAGAAATAAATAATGAACTAAAATTATATAGTTCAGAAGTTGTTGCTGGAATGAAAAAAGCTAATGATAAGTGTATGAAAGAATTTGTAGAAGATACAAAAAGAGATGCACCTAAAGGTCGCAGACAAAAATATTATAAAAACATTACTAGTAAAACAACTTTAGATACACCTAATCGAAAAGTTAATACATGGTATGTTAAAGATCCAGAATATCGACTAACACATTTAATTAAAAATGGCCATGCTACTAGAAATGGTGGTAGAACTAAGAAAAATGATTTTATTGATAAAAATTATGAAAAATTAGAAAAAGAATTTGAAAAGGAAATAAAGGAGGTTATCCAAAATGGACATTAAGAAATGGTTTGAAGATGGAACAAAATTAGCCATTAAAGAAAATCGTACTAGAAAGATAACCGAACTTCCTTACAACGTTTTTATTGATGATAAATATTATAGAGGTGCGGATTTAAAAAACAATATCATAGAACACGATGTTACTATTGAGCATTATAGTGAAACTATAAATACAGAAGATGAAACAAAAATTGAAAACTTTTTAAACAAAGAATCAATACACTTTGAAAAAAATAGAGAGTGGCTACAAGATGAAGAAATGTGGGTAACACTCTATGAATTAAATACGTTTTTAGAAAAAGTAAGAATAGGAGGAAATTAAAAATGGGAAAAAGAAGTAATGAAACAATCACTTTAGGTAGTGGTAAATTATTCTGTTTAAAATTTGAAAATAGTATGTATCTTAAAACAGTTGATAAAACACTTGTCACTGAAAAAGAATATTATACAAAGAAAACAAGTGGGGATGGTTATGAAAAAGTTACTAATCCATCTGCAGATAAGTTAAATACTTATTATGAACTTGTAACTGGTATTCCTAGTGATGCCTTATTAGAGCAAGAAGAAAATAGACTTGCTTGGATAAAAGGCGGTGCTTCACTTGAATATAGTGGTGAGTTCTACGATGCTAAAGATGATTTAGGAATGGTATCAAAAAGAAAATTAACAACAGAAGATGCTAAATTAAAATCAGGTATCATGACTTGGAATGGTGAAGTTCTTAAAAAATTATGTTCTACTGCAAGAGTAACAGAAAAAGATGGTGAAAGAACTGTTAAAATTGGTGGAACTGGTAATGATGATGGAGCAGTTTATATATTTCACTTCTTACATGAAGATCCGGTTGATGGTAATGTAAGAATCACTATTGTTGGTCAAAATACAAGCGGATTTACATTACAATTTGCTGCAGATGCTGAAACAGTAATTGATGCTGAAATTAGTGCTGTTGCTGGTAAACTTGATAATGCTGGAACACTTGTAATTATCAAAGAAGAAATAGATGCTACTGCTTAGGAGGTATTTAAATGTTAGATTTAACAATTTATAAATCAAAATATTATCCAGTTAAGCTAAGTGAAACTGAAACTATTAATGTTGAACCACCTAAAAGAAAGCAACTAAAAAAAATATTATCATTAACTAAAAATATGAAAGCTGAATCTTTAGATGAAAATGATATTGATAATTTATATGAAGCAATAACACTTGCAATTAATAAAAATAAAGAAAATAAAAATTTCTCACAAGAAGATATAGATGATATTTTTAGCTTAAATGCTTTATATGCGTTTTTTGATGGTTATTATACTTGGGTTGCGGAGAATCTAGATCAAAAAAACTAGAAATTCCTTACTATCCAAAAAAGAATAAAGATGGTAAGGAAAATCCATACATAATTGAAACAGTTGAAGAAAAGACTATTTCAAAGTATTTAAATATTTCACTGTTTGAAGTTGATGAACTTGATGTAGTGGAATATAAGTTTTATTTGAGAGAAGCATTTATATATAATTGCTCAATGACAGAAGAAGGAATTGAGTATTTAATAAATGCTAAACGATTAGAAACAACTGATCCTGAAAGGGATAAATTAAGAAACAAGATGAAAGGACAATAACTATTATAGTTGTTGTCCTTCTTTTTTTTAGGAAGGAGGTTAAACAATGGCAAGTAATAGAATAAAAGGTATAACTATTGAAATAGATGGTGATACTACCAAATTCACAAAATCATTAGATAGTGCTGAAAAGTCTAGTAGAAGTTTACAAAGTGAATTAAAAGGTGTTAATTCATTATTAAAACTAGATCCATCAAATGTTGAATTATTAAAGCAAAAGCAAGATATATTAACAGAAAGTATAAAAGCAACAAAGGATAAATTAGATACATTAAAAAATGCACAAGCTCAAGTTCAAGCACAATTTGAACATGGTGATATTACAGTTGAGCAATATAGAGATTTTCAACGTGAAATAATTGCTACAGAACAAAAATTAAAACGTTTAAAAGATGAACAAAAAGATTTTGGTAGTGTAGTAGAACAACAAATGAAAGTTGCTGGTAAGAAAGTCGAAGAATTTGGTGGAAAAGTTGAAGAAGCTGGTAAGAAGTTTAGTATCTTATCTGCTGGTGCTACTGCTGGGTTAGGCTATGCTGTTACAACTGCTGGTTCACTTGAAGGAGCAGTAAATAAAGTATCTGTAGCAACTGGAGCTAGTAAAGAAAAAACAGAAGAATTAAAAGAAGTATTAAAATCCATTCACGATAACAACTATGGTGAAGATTATAATGATATTGCTGAAAAAATGGCTCTAGTAAAACAAAATTTAGGTGATATTTCTAATACGGATCTTCAAAACATAACCGAAAGAGCATATATGTTAGAAGATGCCTTTGGTATGGACTTTAACGAAACTTTAAGAGGTGTCAACGGTCTTATGACCAATATGGGCTTAACTGCTGAACAAGCTTTTGATTATTTAGTAGTTGGTGCTCAAAACGGATTAGATAAATCTGGAGAATTAGCGGATAACATTGCAGAATATTCTCAACTATGGGGACAAGCTGGATTTAGTGCAGAAGAAATGTTTGTAATCTTACAAAATGGACTAGATAGCGGTGCTTATAACCTAGATAAAGTTAATGATTTAGTTAAAGAAATGGGTATCTCATTAACTGATGGAAGAATTGAAGAAAATTTAAGTTCATTTAGTAAAGAAACTCAAAACCTATTTAAAGAATGGCAAAATGGCGGAGCAAGTCAATCAGATGTAATTAAAAGTATTATTAATGATTTTTCTAACATGGAAAATGAGCAAGAAGCTTTAACTCTTGCTGGTACTGTATGGAGTGCATTAGGTGAAGATAATGCAATGAAAATTATTACTTCATTAGGTGATGTAAATAATACATATAAAGATGTAACTGGTTCAGTGCAAGAAGCTAGTGATCAAATGTATAGTGGAACTGGTGTTAAAGCCGAACAAGCAATGAAGAAAATTCAAACTGCTTTTCAAACAATGGGAGATGCTATACTTCCAATATTAACACCGATTATAGAAAAGATAGCCGCTCTAGCAACTAAATTTAGTAACCTAAATCCAACAATTCAAAAAATAGTTTTAGTTGTTATGGGATTAGTTGCAGCAGCAGGGCCAGTATTAATATTTGTCGGAAAGATAATATCCTCAGTCGGAACTATTATAGGAGTGCTAGGAAAATTAGCACCACTTTTTAAGATAATCAAAACTGCTATAACAGGCATAACAACAGTTGTTAAGCTTTTAGGCTCAGTAATAATGGCTAATCCAGTAGTTGCTATAATAGCCGGAATAATTGCTGTTTTAGTACTTTTATACACTAAATGTGAGTGGTTCAGAGATTTAGTAAATAATATATTTAAAGGAATAGTAAATGCTCTAAAATCGGTAGGTTCATTTTTAGCAAAAGCCGCAACCTGGGTATATGAAAATGTCATAAAACCAATAGTAGATTTTTATATTGCATTTTATACAACTGTATTTAAAGGAATTATAAATGCTATAAAATGGGTAGGTTCAATTTTAGTAAAAGCTGCAACCTGGGTATATGAAAATGTCATAAAGCCAATTATTGCTTTTTATATTGCATTTTATACAACTATATTCGAGGGAATAGTCAATGCTATAAAATGGATAGGTTCAATTTTATCAAAAGTAGCAACATGGATATATGAAAATGTCATAAAACCAGTAGTAGATTTCTTTGTTAAATGTTATGAAACAATAAAAAATGCACTTGTTACAGCATGGAATTTTTATATTAGTATTCTAAAAACAGTTGCAACATGGGTATATGAAAATGTCATAAAACCAGTAGTAGATTTCTTTGTTAAATGTTACGAAACAATAAAAACAGCCTTTGTTAATGCATGGAATTTTATAAAAAATATATTTAGTACTGTAGCAACATGGATTAATACTAATGTAGTACAACCAATTGTTAACTTTTTCACAAGTTTATGGAATAGTATCAAAAATATATTTAGCAATGTTAAAACATTCTTTACTGATAAATTTAAGCAAGCTTACAATGGCATTAAAGAAGCATTTGGTGGAGTAAAAGATTGGTTTGATAAAAATGTGTGGGGAAAAATAAAAAGTGTTTTTAGTGGTGCAAAAAAGAAAATGGCAGAAATCGGTGGCAAGATATGGAGCGGGTTAAAATCTGCTTTTAAAAATCCTTTAGGATTAAAAGTAACTTATGATACTAATGTAGGCAAAGTTAAAAAGGCAATCTATTCTGCTTTAGGGCTAGATGGATGGCCTAAATTAAGTTTTGCAGCTAAAGGTGCAGTATCTCGAAAACCTACACCATTATTAACTGGTGAATATCCTGGTGCGGTAAACAATCCAGAAATAACAACACCACAAAGTATTATGAGAGATACTATGATGGATGCGTTAACATCATTTAATAATCAAAGATATCAAAATGGTTCTAATGGAGATATCGGAGAACTAACAAGATTATTAAAACAATATATGCCTCAAATTGTTGAAAACATGGATAAAGACATGGTTCTTGATGGTCGTAAGGTTGGAAAACTTATTGCACCAACAATAAACAAAGAATTAGGTGTTATCAGTGAAAAAGAACAAAGAGGATACTAGAAAGGAGGACTGTAAATGAATGGAGTAAAATTTGGTGATAAACATTCTATCACTGATTGGGATTTATTAATGACTTCTAAAAATATAGGCGATGCAGAACCTAAAATTTTAACTGTTGAAATTCCTGGGAGTGATGGAGTAAAAGATTTAACAGAAGCATTTGGCGAAGTTAATTATAATAATAGAACATTAACATTTAATTTTGATTTATTTCAAAGCCCTTCCGAATGGTGGACTCTTAAAGAAAATATATCAAAATATTTGCATGGAAAAAAACTTAAAATAATTTTAGATCAAGATCCTAATTATTATTATTTTGGTAGATGCAAGGTAACTAATTTTTCAAATGATTATACTGTAGCTCATTTAACTATTGAATGTGATTGTGAACCATATAAATATAAATTAAATGAAACAGTAGTTGAAAAAACTGTTACTGCTGGAACAACATACACATATTCAAACTTATCTAAAAGTGTTATTCCTACATTAGTTTTAACTGCTGCTATGACATTAGAGTTTGGAGGTAATACATATAGTTTAGGTGCTGGTACTCATAAAGTATTAGATATTAAATTTGTTGAAGGAAATAACAGTATTAAAGTTACTACTGGAAGTGGAAAATTAACTGTTAAATATCAAGAGGGTACATTATGATGCAATACCAAATTAAATGTGATGATAATATTTTATATGATTTAAGAGATAAAAATTTATTTGTTGAAAGTCCTAACCTTAATTTAGAAATAAATAAAGTTGGGACTTTAACTTTTTCTATTTATCCAGACCATCCTTATTTTGATAGACTAATAAAACTAAAATCTAAAATTGCCGCTAAAAGAGGAAATAAAGACATTTTTAGAGGAAGAATTATAAATGATGAACAAGGTATCTATAACGAAAAAAATATTGAATGCGAAAGCAGTTTAGCATATTTAAACGATAGTATTTATAGGCCTAGTTCTTTTACTGGTACACCAGAAGAATTATTTACATTAATCTTTAATAATCATAATTCACAAGTAACTGATGACCAAAAATTAAAAATAGGTAATGTAACAGTAACAGATCCTAATAATTATATTTCAAGAAGTTGGGAAGATTATCTATCATCTTGGGAACTATTTAAAACAAGATTATTAGATACATTAGGCGGTTATCTTGTAGAAAGATATGAAGATGATGGAACATATATTGATTGGCTAGAAGATTTTAAAAATGGCGATAGTTTATTAGTTTCAACTCAAACAATTGAATTTGGTGAGAATCTAATTAATATTTTAGCTAAAAACGATGCTTCAACTACTTATAGTGTAGTAATTCCTTTAGGTTATGAAATTGAAAATGAAGATGGAACTAAAGAAAGATTAACCATTAAAAGTGTAAATGATAATAAAGATTACTTAGTTAATGAAACTGCTTTAGCTGCTTATGGTTGGAAAGTCGCACCAGTTAGTGAAACAACATGGGATGATGTAACAGTAGCAAGTAATTTAAAAACAAAAGGACAAGATTACTTAAATAATCAAGCGGTTATGATTGCTAGTACATTAGAAATAACAGCTTTAGATTTAGCAGCAATAGATAAAGATATAGAGTTCTTCTTTATTTATAAGTATGTAAGAATAAAAAGTACTCCTCATAATTTCAATAAAGCATATTTATTAAAATCAATAACAATTCCTTTTGACCATCCTGAAAGTACTCAAATTACTTTAGGAGAAACATCAAGCACTTTAACTGGAATCGAGTTAGGGAATAAACAAAAAATTGATGGTGTAATTACTAGAGTTGAAACTATAGAAGCTGATTATGTAACTAATGAAGTAGTTGGAGAAGTAATTGAAAGTGAATTAACTAGCAATCCAAATATAACTAATATTATTAATGAAGTAGTTTCTAGCAATACTTCAATATTACAAAATGCAGAAAATATTATAATGACTGCATTACAAGACTATGTAGCAACAAGTGATTTTGAAACATTTCAACAAACAATATCAACTCAATTTGAACAAACAGCAAGTGCATTTAATTTTAATTTTACTAATCTTACAAGTCAAATAAATAATTTAAATGGTACTACTCAACAACAATTTCAAGAAATAAGTAAATATATAAGATTTGAAAATGGAAACATTATTTTAGGTGAAGCTGGTAACGAAATAACTTTAAAAATAGAAAATGATAGGATTTCATTTTTACAAAATAATAGTGAAGTTGCTTATTTAAGTAATAATAAATTAGTTGTAACTGATGGTGAGTTTCTAAATAGTTTAATTATAGGTAATTTTGCATGGAAGCCTAGAGAAAATGGCAATTTAAGTTTAGTTAAAATTGGAGGTGGTAGTTAATGGCTAAAAGTGGTTATAAAGATGTAAATGTAACTAGCGATGGTTATATTAAATTAAGGTATTCATGGAGTGCTGGAACACCAAATATAGCCAATAACTTTACTCCTATTAATTGGACTTTACAATTAATAAGTACTAATTCAACAGCAAATATTAGTTCAACAGCAAGTAAAAACTATTCAGTAACTACTGATGGAACTAAAAAAGAAGGAACTAATACAGTAGGTTTAAATGGTGGAGCAACTAGAACTTTAGCAAGTGGATCTAAAAATATTTATCATGGTTCTGATGGCAAGAAAACATTTAACTATTCTTTTAGTCAAGCATTTAATATTACATATAGTGGTGTATCAATTGGAACTATAACTGGTAGTGGAACTGGTACATTAGATGATATTCCTAGAGGAAGTACATTAGGAACAATATCTAATTTTACGATAGGAAATGCTATTACAATTCCTATTACTAAATATAGTACTAGTTTTAGTGATACTCTTAATATTTATGTAGGTAATACATGGATAAAAAGAGTAGAAGGATTAACAAATAATCAAAGTGTTTCATTTACTACTGCAGAATTAAATAATATATATGCTGCATTATCTAATGTAACAAGTGGTGTATTTAGATTTGTAAATAGTACATATAGTGGTGCTAATGTAATTGGTACAAGTACTAAAACAGCAACTGGAACTATTAATACAAATATAAAACCTAGTATTTCAAGTGTAACATTAACAGAAGCAGTAAGTGGCCTTGCTACTAAATTTGGAGCATACATTCAAAATAAATCTAAAATAAGTGGAACAATAACCGCCGCTGCTGGAACTGGTTCAAGTATTGATAAATACGATATTAAAATAAATGGTGTAACATATACAAGCTCAACTTTTACAACCGATGTATTAACATCTAGTGGATCTAATTCATGTGTAGTAACAGTAACTGATAAAAGAGGTAGAACTGCAACAAGCACTGTAACATTTAATGTTGTAGCTTATGAAAATCCAAAAGTAACAAGTTTAAGTGTAGTTAGATGTAATGCCGATGGTACTTTAAACGATAATGGAAATTATGTTAAAGTAAATGGAGCTGCTTCAATTACTTCCTTATCAAATAAAAATGATAAAACATTTAAGTTGGAATATAAATTAAAAACCGCTAATTCATGGACTACAAACCAAACATATACAAGTGCTTATACATATACAATAACTAACAAAATAATAGCTAATATTAGTGCTGATAATGAATATGATTTTAGAATCGCTGCAACTGATTATTTTGGAACACCTAATCCAAAACAATATTCTTTATCAAGTGGCTTTACAATTCAAGATATTAATAAAAGTGGTCGAGGTATTGCTTTTGGTAAAGTGAGTAGTAAAAACGCTATGGAAATAAATATGAATATTTATGATAAGTTCAACACTTTAATAAATAATGGCTTGTCATTATACAAAACTGGTGGTACTGATATAGATCCAAATACTACATTAGAAGATTTGATTTTGACTGAAACTAATACTCCTAGCGGTGGTTTTTGGTATATAAGAACAATGTTTTATTCAACTAAAAGCGAAACAACTAATAGAACTCAAGTAGCTTATCCTTATGCTTATAGTAATGCAACTATAAAAGGAACTGTTTATACAAGAATATATACTAGTGGCATTGGATGGAGTGAGTGGATGGCTACTGATATAGTATCATTTTCTCATTCTGATGGAAGCGGAACAGTACAATTTGCAAATGGTTTACTAATTCAATGGGGTAGAGTTTCAATTACACCTAGTGCTGCTAATACTGTTACTAGTGTGGTTGTTAATTTTCCAATAACTTATGATGAAATACCAAAAGTTAATGCAGATCCTAGCACATCAGTTCCTCATGTTATTACTTCTGGAGTTGGTGGAGGTACTACAATAGAAGATTCAAAAAAAAGTATGGTTATTTATATGACAAGAACAAATACAGTTGCTACAACATATCAATGGCTTGCAATTGGCTATAAAAAGGTGGTGAGTTAATGAAGTATATATTAAAAGATGGGTATATAGATGAAATTACATTCGGTGCAACTATTGAATGTAAGAATCAAACTTGTATTGAATACACTGGAACAATACCAAGTAATTATTCTAGTTTAGAAGAATGGGTTATTGGTGAAGATGGAAAACTTAATGCTTGGAAAATAGTTGATGGTAATTTAGCATTTGACAGTGCTAAATACAGCACTCTTCAAACACAATATGAGCAAGAAGAAAAAGATAATTCTTATATAACTCATAAGGAACTAGGAGCAGTAAAAATAGAACAAGATGAAAACTTAAAAGAATTATATGATGAACAATCTATTGAAAATTCTAGTGTTACAAGATTAAATACAATAGATAATACTTCCAATTTAAATGTTGAAAAAGTAGATATAAGAGCAAATTCAGGAATTACAGATAGTATAAAATTATTTCTAACTAATGGAAATATGTTGCCTAACGAATTAATAGATGGTGTATCAGATGGAGTAACCTTTAGGCCAAACGATGATAGAAGTATAGATATTTCTAGTTCAATTCATAATGTAGCATCAGGGAAAAACATCCATTTAGAAAACACTACAAACCATGATGTAAATTCAATATTTTTAAAAGGCAGAAGTACACAAGCAACAAGTACTAACCCAGTAAGTCCTAGTCCAGATTTTCCAAGTCCAATCGAGAGTGTTGGAAGAAAGAATTTGTTTGATGTAAATAGTATAACCGAAAATACTTACTTGATAGCGGGTACTGGAGGAATGGGAAGTAGTTCTGTTTCAAATGTTAGCGACTTTATATTTGTTAAGGCAAATCAATCTTATTATTTAAGCTATAGTTATACTTCTTTGCTAAATACAGCCTACAGAACATTGTGTTATTATGATACAAATAAAAATTTTATAAGTGGTATATCAATTGACCCAACTTCATTCCACACCTTTACACCAACTCAAGATGGTTATGTGAGATTTTCTTATGATAAAAATTATACAAATATACAACTAGAAAAAGGTACAGTAGCAACTGATTATGTTCCATACGAACATACAGAAATTAATGCAACAGTGACTGGGAAGAATTTAGTTAATCCAAATCTCCCAGTTAATAGCAAAACTCAAAATGGTATTACTATAACGAATAATGGAGATGGAACTTATACAGCTACAGGAACTTCAACTTCTTCTCTTGCTATATCACTAACTCAAAAAAATACTATAAAATTAAATAAAAGCACTTCTTATACGAACAGTATAGAGATATTAGAAGGCAACTTTTTAGGTGCTATTGCGGTAGTGGTGCTAGATTCAGAAGATAAAATTACATACAATTATATTAATGTTAGTTCTTCATCTTTATCAAATACAAAAACTCCAACAGAAGATTTAACAATAAAAACTTATGAATATTATATTGATAAAGCAAACATTACTGTAAATTTTAAATTTAGAGTTCAATTAGAAGAAGGAACAGTAGCAACCGAATATGAAGAATACAAATCAAATTCACTAACAATTGACTTGCAAGGTAATGAACTATGTAGTTTACCAAGCGGAACGAAAGATGAAGTCAATATCACAAATGGCAAGTCTTCAATTGTTAAAAGAACTAAAGAATTTATACTTGATGAAAATAAGACAATAGTATTAGAAAAAGCTTTGACAAATACTACTAGATTTTTAATTTATAATGTTACATCTTCTATGAACGATTATCCGTCTGCAATAAGTACACACTTTAAATATTTAGTAGATTACAATTCGGATACTGAACATTTTTACATTACAAGAAATGGAGCAATGTATTTATTTGTAAATAAAAGTATTGCTTCTACTGTAGATGAACTTAAGACTTGGTTATCGAAAAATAATGTAAAATTTCTGTATGAACTTGCAGAACCTGAAACTATTAATTTGGGCACAGTTGAAATGCCTCATACATACGATAGTATCTCTAATGTTTCAAATAGTGAAAATACTGACATGGAAGTAGAGTATTACACAAAAAATGTAGAATATAACCTTGCAGGAACTAGTTTAAATGTAGAAAGCATTATGTACTTTATAGCTAATGAGAACTATTATCTAAACGGATTAATTAAAGATGTAAGCATTAAGTTTTATGATTTTGATGGAACTGATAGAACTTTGATAGGCGAATATTTTGACAAGGATAATATAAATTTTTCAGAAGATAAAAAAATAACTCAAATAACATTAAGTGTAGCAGTTGGAGTACCTATAGAAAAAACAATATATCCTATGCTACAAACAGCAGATCAATTAGATATTGATAGCGGAGAACTTAAACAATACATGGCTTACAAGGCTAATGTATTAAATGTTAATTTGAATAACAGTAATATAGAGTTTGTTCCAGGAGATCAATTAATCATTGAAAATGGTAAAGCAGAAATAATAAAAGAAAGATTTTTGTATGATGGAGAAATTTTATATACATCATCTGATGGAGAAATAAATTTATATTTTCAATTTCCAGAAGAATTATATAAATCTTTACCTAGTGAAGAAACAATAATAGCTCAGTTTGGTATTGCAAATCCTAAAATATACATATCTGATAAAAAGATATATTTAGAATACATAAATTCAGATGGAACTACAGAAACAATATCTCTTTATGATAAAGAAAACAATATCAATTTAACAAAATATGTAATGAATTTAGGAAGTACAGAGCATATAACTGCAACCAGTGTAAATTACAATTCAGGAGCTTTAGATTATATTTCTAGTAAAAAGTTTGATACTTGGAAAACGATTACGTTAAACAATCTAACAATGCCTAATATAATCACAATGCCTAGTACATACTATAGAACTACTAATATTTATACCGATAAAATTGCTTTAACGAGTATACAGTATAGAAATATAGAAAAAATGAATACGCAAAAAGTGAAAATAGGAACGTTTGAAATATTTGAAGATAGACTATTATCTGATATTATTCCGAAGTTAGATTTTACTGAATCAGACATAACCAAAGTAAGAAATTATATCACTGGCTCAGGAACGTTAACATATACCGAAAAGTTTCTATATGATTTAAATGAAGATGGTGTAGTAAATGCTAAAGACTTGCTTATTATGAACAAAATGATTAAATGCAATGTAACAACAACAGAGCATGGAACTTTGGAAATAAACAGTAAAGATCCTCAAAAGACAATATTGCTGAAAGACAAAGCTGGTAATGAAGTTGTTAATCTAAGCATGTTAGGCATAACCACTCCTAGCTTAAAAGTTGGTAATAGTTATTATGGAGAAAATCAACATAGTTTATGGTCTGGTGCTTTCTTTATGAATGGAAACCAAACAATAACATTAAGTGAAAAGATCAGTGAACAAGTGAATGGTATAGTGTTAGTATTCAGTGAATATAACAACGGTTCAGCACAAGATTACAATTTTTCTTGTCACTTTGTACCAAAAGAATTTGTAAGCCTTTGGCCTGCTTATGGTTCATCATTTTTCTTAAATAATTCAAAACTAGGTTTAGTTGGTTCTAAATATCTTTATATAAAAGATGATGAAATATCTGGTAATGCCGCAAACGAAGAAACTGGAACTGGTACTAGTGGAATTAAATATAAAAATAACCGCTTTGTACTAAGAGAGGTAATAGGTGTGTAAAAGGGGGTGATGAGATGATATTAGAAACGATAACTAAATGGTTTATGCCAGTACTAGGAAGTGCAATGATAGGCATACTTACTTATATAGTTAAAAGCAACCATGCTATGAAAATTAGCATGGTTTTATTATTGAGAGCACAAATAGTTGGAAAATGTGAAAAGCATTTAGAAGCTGGTTATTTGCCTGATTATGCAAGAAATTGTTTAGAAGATTTATTTAATCAATATAAAGTTTTGCATGGAAATCATGGAGTAGGTAAATTGGTAGATCAATGTTTTGAACTACCACCAATTTTAAAAGAAAGAAAGGAGATTTAAAAAATGACTAAAAAAAATTTCAAACAATGGATTAAAGCAGCAGGAATAAGAGCTATCAAAACAGTTGCTCAAACTGCAATAGGTACAATAGGAGCAAGTGCTTACATGGGAGATGTTAATTGGTTGATGGTTGGCAGTGCTTCTTTGTTAGCTGGAATAATTAGTGTTTTAACAAGTATTGCTGGTATTCCAGAAGTAGAAAAATAATAAGAAAGGAAAATAATTATGAGTAAAATTTTTGGAATTGATGTTTCAAAATGGCAAGGCAATTTTGATTTTAAAAAAGCAAAAAATGAAGGTGTTAAATTTGCAATATTAAGAGGTGCTTATTCCACTTCTAAGGATGTAAAATTTGAAACATATTATAAACAAGCGAAAGCACAAGGTTTAAATGTAGGTGTTTATTTATATTCAATAGCGACTACTACAGCAAAAGCAAAGGAAGAAGCAGAAAAACTTTATACTAATTGTTTAAAAGAAAAACAATTTGAACTACCTATTTATTTTGACATTGAAGATAAAGTACAAAAGAAACTATCTAAAAAGCAAAACACAGCCATTGTAAAGGCTTTTTGCGAAACGTTAGAAGCAAAAGGATATTGGGTAGGTATTTATGCAAGTAAATCATTCTACAGTGATTATTTAAATGATAGTGAGCTTCAACGTTATGCTCATTGGGTTGCTCAGTGGAGTAAAGCATGCACATATAAAGGAAATAGTGGAGTACTTGGAATGTGGCAATTTGGAGGAGAAACAAACCTTTTAAGAAGTAATAAAGTTGCTGGTAAAGTATGTGATCAAAACTATATGTTAATTGATTATCCATCTAAAATTAAATCAAAAGGTTTAAATGGCTTTAAAAAGACAACTACACCATCTGAACCAGTTGAAAAACCTAAAGTAACTTACTATAAGAAATGCAGCTCAAAATATATTTCAATAGTGGATGCTTTAAAAAGCATTGGTGTAAATTCATCCTTTGCTAATAGAAAAAAAATAGCCAACAAGAATAATATTAAAAATTATGCTGGAACACCTGGACAAAATATTAAAATGTTAAATCTATTAAAGCAAGGTAAATTGATTCGAGCATAGGTAAAATATGAGAGCAATAACTAGAGATATGATTAAGTTATATAACTTAGATCATATTTGCTTTATGGGATATAAGTTAAATAAAAATAATGCTACATATCATCATATAGTAAAAAAAGAAGATGGAGGCCTATTAACTATAGATAATGGAGCGGTTTTATCTGATGTTGCACATAGTTATTTACATATAATTGAGTATAAAGATATAGAAACATATTTTGCTTTAAATAAAATATTTGAAATAATTAATAAACAACGTTCTAAACCTACAAAAGAACAATATTCAATCATAAATGCTTTGCTTATGATGTTTGAAGAAGAGCATAAGAACGACAAAACATCAAAAGGAAAAACGTTAATTAAACATACATATTTAGAAAGAGAGATTAGGTTTTTATAGCCTAATCTCTTTTTTTGTGTCAAAAAGTGTAAACTACTATATAAATATAATAAAAAGTATTTACAAAATAAAGAAAATGTATATAATTAGTATTGTAAGGAGGAAAAATATGGAAAAAGAAACTATATTGATAAATTTTAAAGTTGACAGAGGTTTAAAAGATTTGTTGGAAGAATATTCTAGAAAAACAAGACAAACAAAATCAAGATTTATAAGAGAAACATTAATAAAAGAAATTGATAGAATAAAAAAGGAGAAATAAGAAAATGAAAGAAACAAAAGAAATGATGGAAATATTATCTGAAAATAAAAAAAAGGTTCAAGAAAAGAAAAAAGCGGTAAAGGAAGCAAAAACTAAAGCATTAGATGTATTTGGAGCTATAATGATATGTTTAATTGCTTTTATAACAATTATGTTAATATCTAAAATTCCTAACAAATATGATGTAAATAGAGATGGTTCAGTAAATGCTAAAGACTTACTAGAATTAAGACAAGAGTTAGAGGATTAATATGAGTCAATTACCAAACGGAAAACAATTGTATAATCAGAAAATAAAAATTATTGATGAAATAGAATGCTTATATAGAGCGATTGAAAACAATAATAACGACTTTAAAAAAGCAAAAAAACTTCAAGAGAAAATATATGAACTTCAAAATGAGTTAAAACGAATTGAATTTAAGGAGAGAATCGGAGGAATGATTAAATGAAATATGTATTAAAAAATAAAAATCAAAAAACATATTTAAAATTAATCAGCAAGTGGAAACATTACACAATTTCAAAAGAAGAGGCAACTACATTTAATATTACTAAAGCAAAAGCAATGATAAAAAAATTCAAGCATAGTGAAAATTGGGAAATTATAGAGGTGAAATAATGGAATATATAATAATCATATCATTTTTAATAATAATCTTGTTATATCAACAAGTGAGATACTATAAAAATAAATATCAAATATACTACAACAATTACAAACAGAGTTTATTAGCATTGCAAGAATATGATCCAAAATTAAAGGCATATTTAGAAAGTAAAGAGGTGTAATTATGAAAGAAAATACACTTGTTAAATTTATAAATAAACGTGCAACTTCACATAATTTGTGCTACTACTATACTTCTTATTCAAAAGAAGTACAAGAAATGCTTAACAATGTATTTAAAGGCTGCTGGAGGTTTGGTTTATATACATCACAAACATTATACATACTGGATGAAGCCTTAAAACCATTTGATAATCAAAAAACAGATTTAAACTTTCTTTTAGGAGATGATGAATAATGAGAAATTTTGTAATCATAACACTTGAAACAACATTATTAATCTTCTTGGCGATATATAGCATATTTTCAACAATGATTTTAGAAGATTATAAAGATCAATTGATAAACGATTGTGTTTGTAGGAGGTAATAAATGAATATAGAGAAATTAGCATTTAAAGATAGAAGAGAATTAGCAAATTTAAATGAAATTGATTTGTTAGATATAATAGAGTTTTTACAAGTAGATAGACAACAATGGATTAATCAATTTAGTAAAACTCATAATGAAAGTATTGAAATTCAAAAGCAAAATAAATTCCTAATAGAGCGAGAAAACAAGCTGCAAGTTATAGAGATAAAGCAAAAAGAGTTTATAAGGTATTTATCAGATATGTTAGATGATGAAAATGATATATTTTCAGTAGTTAGAGTTAAAGATATTTTAAAAAGATATAAAGAAATAATAGGAGAGAAATAATGAGAATTAGTTATTTAAAATTATTAAATAAAATAGTAAATGGAGAGAACATAGATTTAATTGAATTAAAGTTGAATTGTGGATCAAGATATTATCAAGCATATTATGATGATGGAGAATTTAGTTATTTTGGGTTATGTAATCAAGATGAAGAAGATGAAAATTTTAATTATTACCTAGCAAATACTTTATTAGAAAGTCAAATGTTTGAAGATAATATAGAAATAATTGAGAATGATGATTTAATACCTAAGCACTTATCAAATCAATTTATACAACAATTAGATAACTATATGACTAAGCAAGATATAAAATGTATAGCTCATAAAGTAAATGAAATAATAAACTATTTACAACATATTAGCAAAGGCAAATAGCCTTTTTTATTTTGTTTCAAATAGAAACATATTACTTTACTTTTGAAACATTATATTATATAATAATATATGTAAGGTAGTTAATACAAATAAACAACAAAGGGGAAAACAAAATGAAAAACATCTACCGTAAATTAACAAAGGAATAAAATGAAAGAGGAGTTATTTTTAGCAGTGTATTAGCAAACAATCTAAACCAATATGATGAAGATATGGTTCATGAAGTATTTGAAGATACTTATAAAAAAGAACTGGTAATTGAAAGATTATCAAATGCAGATTTCTTTAATGAAGCATACAAATATAACATTATTAGAAAATAAAATAGAGGGAGATTTATTCTCTCTTTAATGTTTCAAATAGTAAAAATAAAAAGGGGTAATGAATAATGATTAAATTAAATGCAATTTTTGTTGGTGGAAAATATAACAAACTTGAGGTAACTCATGATGAATTATTAAAACTAGGTAATGGATCATTTAAAGAAGATAAAAGTATTATTAGAAAACAAGGCCTTTTGTGTCATAGAGAAGAACTTGATAATCAACCGCTTATAGATGGCTATCTAGGGCCAATGTGGGATGGTGGAAGATTAAGATATGAAACACAAGAAGTATACAATATATTAAGTAGATAGACTATTAAGAGAAGAAGAAATTCTTCTCTTTTTTATGTTTCAAATAGAAACATATCATTTTACTTTTGAAACATAAACCTGTATAATAATATATGTAAGGTAGTTAATCAAACAACAAAGGGGAAATACAACATGTTAAAAAAAGTTAAAACTTCAGATGAAACACTTCAACACTTTTGTGATAAAAGAGCAAGAGGTTATAAACCTCCAGTAGATATTTTCTTACATGATATAACAGCTTATTTTCATAAAGAAGAAAATGGTAAAATCGAATTAATTAAAATCAAATATTGTCCATTTTGCGGTGTAGATGTAGAAAGCGAAAACTGCTAAAAAAGGGGAGATTTATTCTCCCTTTAATGTTTCAAATAGAAACATATCATTTTACTTTTGAAACATTATAGTATATAATAATATATGTAAGGTAGTTAATCAAACAACAAAGGGGATAGCAAAATGCTAACAACAAAACAAGCTCAAAAGAAAATTGAAAAATTCTATAATGGATCATTTAAAGATTATGAAGAACATATCAATTGGTTTCCAGATTATGAAACAAACAAAATTTATTCTTGGAACTTTGAAATTGGAGATAAAAGATTAAGAATTGAATGTGATAAACAATATGGAACAATCACTCTCTATTGAGAGTGATGTTTCAAAAAGTAAAATTAAAAAGGGGTAATGAATAATGATAGCACTATATGAAGAACTACAAGAAGCATTTGAAAGATATAACTGGTATGCATGTGGAGATGACCAAATTGACTGGCATGAAGTGTTAGATGAAATACAAGATCCTAGTGATGAAAAAGAAATAAGAGAAGTAATAAAGAACTTAAAAGCAGCAACAAAGTAGCAAGCATTAAAGAACCTTAAACGGTTCTTTTTTTGTTGGTGTAATAACATACATTACTTTGGTTCAGTACTATAAGCACCATAGAACTACAAGCAGTAACACCAAAATAATCTGCAATGGTTTTAATTTGTTGGATGTTCAAGTTTCTTTTACCATTTTCTAAATTACTCCATTGAGAGCGGGAAACTCCGATTATTTGAGAAGCTTGAAGTTGATCTAATCCTCTTGCTCTTCTCAATTCCTTAATCCTTTTACCAATTTCAGTAGTATCTAATGAGTTATTATTCATTGTTATTGCTCCTTTTTGTTTATTTTAAAGACAAGTTAATTTTATCTTATATTATTCAAAAAGTAAAATTATATGTTTATTTTGTAAAATAATAGTTGACATTTTTTGTTATTCTAGTATAATTAAAAATGTAATGATACATGAAGTACAAAATGTATTATTCAAATAGTAAAATTCAATACATAACATGAATAATTGTTAGGAGGTGAATGAATGAAATGTTTAAAGTTGCTATTGTTTAGAAAAGAGCATGAGCTTAAACAATATGAAATGGCAGATAAATTAGGAATAACAAGGCAACATTACAATAGGTTGGAAAACGGTAAGAGTAATCCATCAGAAAAACTTTATCAGAAAATTGAAAAAGAATTTGAAGATGTGAAAAATGCAAGAGATTTATTTAACAGAAGTTAGTCAATAGTTAGTCTTTTTAGTGAACTTACAATAATAAGAACATCTGTTTGATATAGTGATATTGTATATTTAATGAAAAGAGGGTTCTAAATGAAATCAGAAAATATTTTGGCAGTAATCGAGGAACTAGGTTCAATAATCATAAACTATAGAACAACAGTAGCAATTGATAAATATGAGCGGGAACGACTAGAAAAGAAAATTATAGAAATTGAACAGCATATTGAATCTTACTTAGATAATGATCCAACAGAAGCGGAATACAAAGATTTAATAAAATAATTTGTATTGTAAATGTTTCAAATAGTAAAAAAATACAGTTTAACAGAAAAATGAAAGGTGAATGATAATGCTTGTAATGAAATATTACAAAGTAGCAAATTACACAATATGGTTTTTCAGATACTTAAAAAGTGTCATTGAAAAATTAAAAGTGTATTTGCTAAACAAATATCATCCAAAATTTATTTAGAAAGGAGAGTGAATAGATGAAAGACATGGATAAATATGATTTAAAAATGACAACAATTAATAAGATGATGGAGAATCCTAAAAAACTTGTAAATGGAGCATTAACAATTGGTTATGATTTTTCAAAAGAAAAAGATCATTGCTGCTTAATAGTTGCTCAATTAAGAGGAAATTCAGAAGTAATGATTATCAATGAATTTTATGATGAAGAAGCAAATGAATTATTCAAAAAACTAGTTCAAAAATCATAAAAACTATTTTACATAAAAAATATGACTTAAAGCCTTATGAAATAAAGGAAAAATCAATATTCATATAGTGCAATATAATATATAGGTTATGTTGCAAGAAATATATAGAGAAAGGGAAGGTGTTATATATGAATTTATGGATTAGAAGTCAAGACAAAGAAAGATTAATAAAACCAATAGACTTTTATATAGAAGAAACTATTGATTATGTAAATAAATCTAGTGAATTTGATATTTATGCTTTAAACCTTGCTAATGATGATATAAGAATAGGAACATATAAATCAAAAGAAAGAGCCATTGAAATTTTATATGAAATACAAAATATATTTTCATTAAATATAGAAAATATGTCTTATAATGAAGCTGATTTATTTTTAAAGGCTAAAATGCTGGATAGTTGTTATGAAATGCCAAAAGAATAGGAGGGTAAAAAAATGATGGAAATTGATTACACAAAATTATCAATTGAAGAATTAGAAAGACTTTACTTCCTTCATATTGAAACATTTGATTTTATATGTGATGGAGATAAAAATAAAGTAATTTTTGAAAAAATAATTTAATAGGAGGGAATATGAAAATAGAAGATGTTAAATTTCTACTTGAAGAAATAGAACCTGATAAAGAAGGAAATGGTTATATAGATTGTGGTACTGGTACTGAACTTATAGACTACAGTCGCTACAGAAGAATCATAGCAGTAATAAAACAAAATATAGCATTGCAACAAGAAAATGCAGAACTAACTAAAAAACTAGAAGAAGTTGAAAAGCAAGGAATGGAATCATTATTGCAGATAGAAGAAATTGAAAAGGAAAAAAAAGATATTTTTAAAAGTTATGACAAGTTCTTTAATGGAACTAAAGAACTTCTGAAGGATATTAGCATTAAACCAGATAATGAAATTAGAATTGGTGATTATCTATTTCAACGAAGGAAAGATAGTGCTGAAGTAATATTTAAATATGATCCAATCAAAGAAGTAGAACCGATTGAATTAAAACTAAAAATAACTGAAAATTCAGACAAAGAAACAAAATGTCCGATTTGTGGCGAACCGTTAGGAAAATATCCAGCAATATCAAGAGAGGATAATAAAACTAAAATATGTTCAAATTGTGGAACATTAGAAGCATTAGCAGCATTTAAAGAATCGCTAAAGGATGATAAAACAGATGAAAAGAACGTTTAAAGATCAATGTGATATCTGCAACAAATTTGATTATTGCAAAGGTTATAAAGGCCTGGTGCTATGCAATAAATGTTTAGTGAAAGAAGCCACTAAACCTCCAAAAATTGTAGGTGATAAAAATGAACAAACAAGATTTAATTTTGAAATTAGATGAATGGTTGTTAGAACTTAAATATGATGAAAAGGCTACTAATACATTAAAACAATATAAAACCAATGTCATGAAGTTTATAGATTGGCTTCCAGATGATGAGACAATAACTAAAGATACTACTATGAAGTATAAAGAGCATTTAAGAACAATTACTCAAAGTCCTAAAAGTATGAATATATGGATTGTTTCATTAAACAAATATTTAAGATGGTTAGGCCATAATGATTTAACTATAAAAAAATATAAAATGCAGGAACAAAGCAGTAATGAAGAATCATTAACAATAGCAGACTTTAAAAGGTTATTAAGAATTGCAAATAGGATAGGCAATGAGCAGCTATATTACATAATTAAAGTATTAGGTATGACTGGTTGCAGAATCGGAGAATTAAAATACTTCACAGTTGAAAATTTGGAGAAAACACCTAGAAAAAATATCAAGGTTTATAACAAAGGAAAAGATAGAGAAATTGTCATAAGACAAGATTTATCAAGAGAATTAAAGCACTATTATAAATCAAAAGGTATTGAGAGCGGTTTTATATTCTTATCCAATGATCCAAAATGTAAAGGTAAAATGCCGGCCGTATCTACTATTTGGAGGCAAATGCAAAAAGTTGCTGGAATAGCAAGAATAAATAAAGAAAAAGTACATCCTCATAATTTTAGACATTTATTTGCACAAGTATTTCTTGATGCATATCCTGAAAATGTTTTAGATCTAGCCGATTTATTAGGTCATAACGATTTAAAGACAACTAGAATCTATACTAAAACATCTGGAGAACAAAAGAGAATGAAATTAGAAAGGGTTAATTTTAAATAAGTATTTAATTTACTAAATGAAACAATATACGAGGGTTATAAAAAGAATAGTTTAAATTAATTTACTATTTGAAAAAGGAGAGTGAATATATGGATATTTTTGGTGAAAATGTAGAAATGTTATCTAGAGATTTATTAATAATTAAATATAATGATATGAAAAACTATGCAAAATACTTACAAGCTAAAATAAATGAATATGAAAAGAATTATAATGTTGAAACTTTAATAAGACAAAAAACTCCATCTTTAAGGTATTGTTCATCAATAAATAAAGTTGATGAAATTGAAGTAGTTAGAATACCTGAAAGAAAATTTTGGGTATATAAACCTTATGTACGAGAAGCAGAAGAAATTATTAATCAATATATGAGAGGTGAATAGATGAAAAGAATTATAGCAATATTATTGATGCCAATAACACCTTTAATAATATTATTTAAAAAAGTAATTGAAATAGCATATGCTATAGGACAACCAGTAACAGAAGGAGTTACATTTATAGTAGAAAGCAATTATAATTTTTGGAAAAGAATATTCAAATGGAAGGAGAGTGAATAGATGGATGATAATTTCAAAAAAATGAGTGAAGGACCAAATCTATTTGCAGAGGGTTGTAAAGGGTTAATAAATAAATTAGTTGATGCTTTTACTACTGCATTTAATCAAGTATGGCCTACATTAAAATCAGTATTTAATTTTATGGATAAAACTATGACTAAAAAGAAATTTAAAGGAATGCTTCAAGCTGCAGGAATACAACGAAATGAAATAAATAAGATTGTAGCAAATAATAAAGATCCATATACATATAGAAGATTAAATGAAGCATTGAACTTATATAAAAAGGAGAGTGAATAGATGACAAAATTAATTAAAAATTGGGAAGAGTTATCAAGAGTTCCAGCGAATGATAAATATAAAATTATAGTAAATGATTGTTGTGGTTGGATTGTTCCAATATGTGATGTACCAGATAAGAATAATGATTTTATTTGTAATTGTCCGAATAATGGTGACTATTTTAATCATGTATATTTATCTACTCATACTTTTTATGGAAAGCAATATAAACATTCTACTGAATTATTACAAAAATATGGTTTTGATGTAGAAATAGATAATTGGGATAAGGAGAATTAATTATGAAAAGTGCAAGAGAAATGTTTGAGGAACTAGGATATACATATCAAGGAAGTTATTTTGAAGAAGAATTATATGAGATTAATTATTCTAAAGGTGGGAAATATACACCACAAATAATATTTAATTTTAATCACAAATGTGTAATGGTTTATAGGCAAGAAAATAAACCAAGTTGGTTTGATATGAAGTTATTACAAGCTATAAACAAACAAATAGAAGAATTAAATTTGATAACAGAAAAAGAACATCAAAAATCATAAAAACTATTTTAGATAGTAAAAACTGCTTTAAGTCTTGATACTGGCTATGCATTTGAAGGTATAGATTTATTTATTGAAGAATTAGAACATAAATTAGAAGCAAAAAAGGAGAGTGAATAGATGAAAAAAATAAAAGGAATAGAAAATTTAAGAGTTGTTACACCAAAAGAACATAGAGTAATGAATAAAGAATTAATATCAATTAAATATGAAATAAAGGAAACAATTAAGCTAATCAGATTATTAAAATATGAAGTTATTGAATTAAAAAAACAAGGTTTAGCAAGTAAAGTAATCAACAAAATATTACTAAAAAAATACTCCAAAAAATTCAAAAACTATTTTAGATAGTAAAAAGTGCTTTAAGTCTTGATATATCTGGGTTTGTTTGATATTGTGTTGGTGCAATATAACATAGTGGTTATGTTGCAGAGAATATATAGAGAAAAGAGAGGTGATATAAATGAAAGATAAATTCCAAATATTAAGAGATTTTGCAAATTCAAATAATAAACCTAATAAAACTATTTATCAATTTATAAAAGAAGTATTAGATATGAATAGTGCTTATGCAAAAGAAAATCAACAACTAAAAGAACAATTATTAGTAGCTCAAACAAATGAAGAAACATTTAGACTAGAAATGAAAGATATAACAAAAACATTAGGACTAGATGAGAACACATTATTTGATGATGTTAAAGTGCGTGTAAGGAATTTAAAAGATAATTGGAATATGTTAAAAGAACATTTAACACATAGATATAATAATGGAACTGAAAGTATAAGCTATAGGCAAGTATTTATAGAAATAAAAGAAGCAATGCAAGTATTAGAAATAGCACAAGAACTAGAAGGAAGTGATAATCAATAGTAACAAAAGAACAATTTGAACGAATGAGTTATTATATCCAAGATGTTTCAAATAGTGAAAATTGAAGGTGGTGATGTAAAATGTTCGATTTTATGTTAGGTCTATTTGTAGGTACAACAGCAGGAGTGTGTGCAATGTGTATACTTCAAATCAACAGATATGAAGAAATTGAAAAGGATAGTGAGAATGAAAAATGATTGAAAGAATGCCAGGAACAATACCAACATTTGAAACTAGAAGTGAATCAAATGAAACAGTGGATAGAAAAAAGAGATATTCACAAATTATTGAAGTGTTAATTGGTGGTAAAGAAATGACTGCCAAAGAAATAGCAGTTGTAATGTATCAAAGAGGTTATATACCTACAAGTGAAAGGAATTTTACCGCACCTAGATTAACGGAACTTTCATATAAAGGCATTGTTGAACCTATTGGAAAACAAAAATGTAGTTACACTGGTAAAACAGTTGCAGTATACAAATTAAGAGAAGGTCAAACAAATATATTTGATTTTATCGAGGAGGGAATATGAATAGCGAAATATTAAGTTTAGATACTGCTGCTAAATTAGCAAGGTATGATAAGACAATTGAATATATAAATAGAATAATAACAAATGGAAAAACTGCTTTAGATAAAGAATGGGATGAAGATACAAAAGGTTATATTCTAGCTCGTATATTTATGTGTCAAGAAATATTAAGTGTGTTGGAGGGCAAAAAGAAATGAAAGAAGAAGTTAAAGGAAGATACTTTTATCTAATGCTAAAAGAAAACTTCTATGATAGTGATGATATGGTTCTATTAGAAAGTATGGAAAACGGATATAAATACTCCAATATCTTATTAAAATTATATTTAAGAAGTTTAAAAGATAAGGGTAAATTGATGTATAAAGATCGTATTCCTTATAGTGTTGAAATGTTAGCAAAATTGACTAGACATGATCCTGATACAGTCAGAAGGGCAATAGAAATATTTGAACAAATGGGAATTATAGAGATACTCAATAATGGTGCTATATTCATGATGGATATTGAAAATTACATAGGTAAATCAAGTACAGAAGCAGATAGAAGAAGAGCATATGATAGAAGAATTGCTGCTGAAAAAAAGGAATTATTATTAGCAAATAGTAGTAAGAAAACTTGTGAAAATTCTTGTGAGAAATCTCACGAACATATAGATATAGAATTAAATACAAATACAGATATAAAAATAGATACAGATATAGAACAAAATAATATAGTCATTGCTAAAGCAAATGACAGTGTTAGTTCCGCCTCGCTTGAAGATGAATTTAATACAATCTGGTCTTTATATCCTAGAAAACAAGGTAAATCAAATGCATTTAAAGCATATGTTAAAGCAAGAAAAAAAGGTGTTACTAAAGAAACTATATATAATGGCTTACAAAATTATATAGAATATATCAAAGTTGAAAAAGTAAAGTCACAATTTATAAAGCAAGGTTCTACATGGTTTAATCAAGAATGCTGGAACGATGATTATTCAATTAAACGAGAAATGACAACAAAAGATTTAGCTGAACATATAGATTTTAGTGAATTTAGATAGGAGGATAAATGAAACAAGAAGAATTAGTAAAAGGTCTTACGTATCTAGGCATGGCCTATGGAAAAGAATACTCCAAATTGGAATGTGAACAGCATTATGATTTTTTAAAAGAGTATAGTTACGAAACGTTTGTTCCAGCAATAAAGAATATTATTAAGACATCAACATTTGTTCCAAAAATAAGTGATTTAATAAATGCTTGTGAATCTGCAAAAAGTACAACGAGATTTGATGTAATAGAGTTTATGAACAAAGTAGGATATTTTAAGCATCCTAAAGAATATGAAAAAGCAACATTATTCATGGAAAAAGGAATAGTTCCAGAATGGCTACAAAAAGATATAAACAAATATTATAAACAAATGGTAAGTAATAGATTAGATCATAATGAAATGTTAATGATAGAAAGCAAATAAAAATAATAAACAAATTGTTTCAAATAGTAAAGAAAGGGGTATGATATGAAGAATTTTTATAATTCAAAATTGGAATTAGAAAATAAAGTTGATCGTGTAAAAATACTAAAATATGATATAGAAGATTTAAACTCAAAATTAATTAAAATTACAAGTACAATTAAAGAAAATCCATCAACTGGCGGAAATGCTATACAAAGTAAAATTCACGAGTATACCATACAAAAAATATCAAAAGAAGAAGAACTTGCAAAATTAGAAGAAGATATAAAATATTTATCTTCAATAATTAAACGAATGGAAAAAAGAGTTAATGCTATGGTTGGTATTCATAAAGAAGTATTCGAACTGTTCTATACTCAAAATATAAAAATCAAACACATAGCATTAATGAAAAATTACTCACCTCAAAGAATATATCAAGTTTTAGAAGAAGTAAATAAAATATTAGACATAAATAAAGATTAGAAAAAATTTTAAAAAAAATGTTATACAATAGTATTGTGAAAATATCACAAAAAGAGAAGAATCAAAAGCAATCTAAGTATTTAGGTTGCTTTTTATATTTTTAAAAGGGTTGAACCTGAAAAGGTGGGCGATTAGGAAAGACACCACAAAATAGGCTAATCGGTTGGGATATGCAGTGTCTTAAAGGAGTGTGAATAAATGAATACAATATTATCAATACTTGCTCTAATAGTAACAGGCCTTTTTGCATTTATAACATTCATCCTAGCAAACTGCAAAAAAGAAATTTATGAATCTATAATTTTTGGTGATGAATATGTCAATTTATAAATTATGCAGAAAATGTAAAAAAGTAATAGTCCATCCTGCTGCTTATTGTCCTGAATGTCAAAAAATAATAGATGCTAGAAAAGAAGAACTACAAAGAATCAGAGATAAAAAATATAATCAAAATCGTGATCCAAAATATAAAACATTTTACAACAGCAATGATTGGTATGTTTTAAAAGAAAAAAAACTTCAAGATGAACAATATAGATGTGAATTTAAAGGATGTAATAAATTAGCAGTAGATGTTCATCATATAAAACCAATTCAAACTCCAGAAGGTTGGGAATTAAGACTTGATTATAATAACCTGGAAGCATTATGTATAGAGCATCATAATTTTAGGCATAACCGCTTCCAAAAAAGAAAGAAGGTGAAAGAATGAAATTAAAACAAATAGTTTGTGATAAAACAAATTTAACTTTGACTAAAGAAAGAAAACAAATAAAACATGGTGATGTATTTGAAGTATCAGATGAAAGAGGTAAAGAAATTTTAGCAGCTACTTTTAAAGGAAAACCAGTTGCAGAAGTAGTTAATGAAAAACCAATTAATGAATTTGGTAATCCAGTAGGAACTAGAAAAGTAACAAAAGCAAAAACAAAAAAATAGGAGGTGTTTCATGACAATTGATATAACTTTAAATGATCTTAAAGAAATAACAGCAAATTCAGATGTTATTGGTAAAACATTTGAAAATAAGGCTGTTATTTTATGTTTTCATTTAACAGAAAAAATGCTAAGTAAAGATTTTTATTTAGATATTGAAAAACCAGATGGTACAAAATTTAGAACTTCAAAATTAATTGTAGAAGATAATAAAATTAATTTTGAAGTACCTAATTCAATTTTAGATATATCAGGATTTATGAATATTGAAGTTATCCTGCAAAATGATGATATTGTTGAAAAATATCCATCTTTAACTTTCAAAATTGAAGAAGCAATTAATGCTATTGAAACATTACCGGAAGATAATCCAACATTATTAATGCAAATTGAAAAGGTAGTTGATATTATTGACACTGATGGCGATGGTACAAAATATTTATGTTGCGATGGCACTTATAAAGAAGTATCTGCTGGAACAACCGATTATGATAGTTTAGAAAATCAGCCTATTAAACGAATTATAAGTATGAATGATGAAAAACCAATTATTTTAAGAAATTTAGAAAGTGGAGCATATTTATTACATGGTTGGTTTAAGCCTTATGATGGTTCAACCGAAACGATGGCAGCACAAACACCAATAATAGCAGTAGTTGCAACAACTTCTGATACTTCATATATTCAGTTGTTTTTCCCATATAACAACATGGTTCAATATTTTGAAATCACTGATAATAGTTATAAAGACAGTAGCATTTCATTTAATGATTTATTAAGTAGAATTGAAGCATTGGAAGGTGGTAATTAATGGTTACCGTAGTTGATAATTTAAATAGCACAAATGCAAAAGCTGCATTAAGTGCAAATATGGGAAGGGTTTTGAATGAAGCTATTGAAACACTTAAATTAAGAGTGGTTGAAATAGAAGGTGCTACATTAGATATTAGTGCAATGTCTAGTGAAGAAATTCAAGAAATTATAGGATAAAGGAGAGTGATTATATGAAATTTCTAGATAGTACTGGTTTAACACAAGTTTGGACAAAGATAACATCTTTGTTAAACGGTAAAGTCGATAAAGTGGAAGGTAAAGGATTATCAACAAAAGACTTTACAGCTGCAGAAAAGACAAAATTGGAGGGATTATCAAATTATGATGATACAGCATTAGCTGGTAGAGTAACTACAATTGAAAATGCTGGATACCAAACATCTTCACAAGTTCAATCTGCAATTGATACTGCTATTGTTGGTGCAGATACATGTCAACCATTAACTACTGCTGAAATAACTGCTATTATTGGTAGTTAATTATGAAAGTATTAGATGAAAATGGTTTGGCAGTATTAAAGCAATATTTATTAGCAGAATTGCCATTAATTAATCCTAGTGATTGGGAACAATTAACATCTCCTGGAACAGCAACAATATATAAATTAAAAGTAATTAATAATCAATTAGTAGCACCAGCTTATAGACAAATGTATGCAACAGAAGATGTAGAAAATTGGACATCAACAGCATACGGTAGTGCATTAAATGATGTGTGTTATTTTAAAGGAAATTATATAGTTGCTAGAACTGGTGGAGCATACATAGGCACTTCATTAGATAATTTAACATATAGTGCTTTTTACAGCGGTACAGCAAATACATGTTGCACTGATGGAAATATAGTTGTTGTAGCTGGAAATGGAGGTGGGATATACTATTCTACCGATGGCACAAACTTCATACAAGCAACATCTCCAGTAACAAACGATATATCAGCAAGTATTTACAATAATGGATTGTTTATATTAGTTGGAAGAAGTGGAACTATATTGACAAGTGAAGATGGTGTAAATTGGGTAAAAAGAACGATCAATATTACAACTGGATTAAACGATATTTTCTATGATGGTAAAAAATATATAGTTGTAGGTAATAGTAAAGTAATACTAACATCCAATGATGGAATAACATGGACGAATATTACAACTAATTTACCATCAACAGATATACAAACAATCTATTATCAAGATAATTATTACATTATAACAGCAAGTTCAAACACATTATATTATTCAAAAGACTTAACATCATTCACATCAGTAAGCATAGATAAAACATGTTATGCTATAGTATATTTTAAAGATCAATTATATATATCTGGAAGTAGTGGATATGTTGCCAGAGCATCTATAACAGACCAAAAATTAAATTTACAAGAAGTTGCTAATTACTTTATGAATAAAATAAATAAATAAATAATTAAACACTAACACTTAATAGTTAGTGTACTGATGATATATGTATAGTTGGAATACGAACTATCTCAGTCCAACAAATTGGGTATTAGTTTATATCATTAGTACAGTATCTATTAAGATACTATTTAATGCACCTCATTAAACACCATTTAAACACGATTTAAGCGGTGTTTTTGTTTTATTGCATAGTTATTCAAAATAGCATAAAACAAACGAATAAACCATACAGAAAAACACCAGGGGGCGGTAAAAAAAGTATTGCCGAACCTCTAGGGAA